CGACGCCTTAAAGAAGCGTTTATGGATTTTCTTGAAGAACCCGCTCCGCGAATAACTGATGAGCGTTACCAATACGCTCTTAGTAGAGCTGCTGGAGATTTCCAGCTCCCAACTAAAGTACTCCCAATGCATATAAATGATGTCATTAGAGCTTACAAACACCCTGAAAGAAGTGCTTGTCTGCCTTGGCTCGTGCATGGCTACAAAACTAAAGGTGAAATTCCCCCTTATTTTATAAAGAAGTTCCAACACGGATTGAAATTTTGGAAATGGAAGATTAAGACCCCCTGTGTTGCGATTGGCAGATCCCACATACATCAAACAAAACGCAAAACTCGCATCGTCTGGGGATATCCTGGTCACGTAACCTACTGTGAAGGCATGTTTGCAATGCCTCTCCTTGAAGCTTATAAAGAAAATAGAACCTGCTATACCATTTGGCTCCAATATGGTAAAGGCCATATGAGAAATTTACAAGGTGCTAACCACTTTGTTGGTAATGATTTTAGTGCTTTTGACGCACACGTACCTGCTTGGCTAATTAGAGACGCCTTTTCAATTCTCCAAGAGAACATCGATTTTACAACTTACATCGGTCAAACTCGCGTTACATCACCCGATGCATTATATCGCATGTGGAGAGAATTAATCCGATATTTTATTAATACCCCTATGATTATCGGCGACATGATGGTACAGAAAGATCATGGAATACCAAGTGGCTCATTCTTCACCAATTTAATTGGTTCTATTTGTAATTCAATAATGCACCACTATGCACTCGATCTGCATGGTCCGCGTTTCTTTCACGGTGACGACGCCCGTGTTGCTCATGGAGAAATTAACCCATTAGAGCTTGCAGAAACTTTCGCGAAGTTTGGTGCTAAACTAAACCCTGAGAAATGTGAACAGGGTCCACATGTGTCATATCTTGGCTTCAAAGATATTAATGGTTTACCCGTGCAAGATACAGAGAAACTTTTCGCACAGGCAAGTTTCCCTAGTTCTCCCGATAAGACAGTAGATGATGCG